ACGGTGTGTCCCGATTGAAGGCCAATCCGGCAGCGTGCTTGACAGGTGTCGTGGGCCTCTTTCAGCTTCGTTGGGTCGAAGTTGTAGATGACCTTTTCGATGTCTTCCGGTTCGCAGGATTCGAAGTAGTGGTCTGCTTCGCAGTGGAAGGCTTCGAGTGCTTCTGCGAGAAAGCGTGCCAAGGTGGTCTTCCCGCTTCCGGGGAGGCCGCGAATGAGGATCAGTTGTTGCTTCACTTTTCGATTTCCTTTCGGAGGTGTTCTGCGATGATTCGCAGCTTGGTTGCGCGCTCTAGGTTGTAGCCGGTTTGGGAGCTCAGGTAGTCGCTCATGCCGAAGTTATCTTTGACGAAGAGCATTTTGGTGCGTTCGTCGTTTTGCAGTTGTTCCATCATGTCGGTGATGGGCGCTGGTACGGCGTGGTTTCGCGAGAAATCGCTGCGGTACCAGTAGCAGAATCCGAAGTAATGGAAGGGCCGACGCAGGAGGTACTCTCCGATGGCTTCAATTACTTTTTCGCGATTGGTGTTGCGCTTGAGCGTCTCTCGCTCAGCCAGCCTGATTTCCTCTTCGAGCTTGTCCGCGATGATGCGCAGCTTCTCTGCTCGTTCCTTGTTGTAGCCGTCTTGAGGGCTCAGATAACCCCAGGGGGCGTCGAACAGGTGCGCAGTTTGTGTGCTTCGCTTGAAGATGTCTATCACCTCATAGGATTCTGTTGAATTGTCTTCGCTCTGGTTTTTGAACCATGAGCAGAATCCGAAGTCGTGTTTCGGCTTGATCTGCAGGTACTTGAGGATGGCTTCGAGTACTCGGCGTTTGCTTTCGATGTTCATTTCATTCCCAGATTTGGAGGGTGGTCTTGGGGTACTGGTTCGCGTAGCGAGTGTCCTCGCAGAAGAAGGTCCGCTTCAGCGGGCGGTCTACGACGCAGCGGCTCATGATGTTTCGGTAGAGGATGGCTCCTGTGGGCTTCATGAAGTCGCCTGCTTCGCGGTGGATTGCCAGAATGGTTTCCTCGATCGTTTGGCCTGAGGCGATGAAGTCGTCGCAGATGAGGTATTTTCCGTAGCGTTCGATCGGCTCAAACGAGAGGGACTCGATTACCTTTCCGTGGCTGGAATCATTCTTTCGGACCATGAGAAACGGCAGCACGGAGGGCATCTGCGGGTAGAGTCCTGAGAGTGCTAGAGCGCGGAGTTCGAAGGCAACGCTCAGGCCGCTTGTTCCTCGCACAGCGATTGCCGCTGCGTTGGTTTCTTGCCGGGCTTCCCGCAGCACGGCGTCTAGCTTGAACAGCATTACCATTCGTTGGCTCTTCAGCTGCGCGAGGTCGCAGTAGCCATTCACTTGAAAGGTCATTTTTCGTCCTTGAGAATTTCTCGTAGGAGTAGGAGGAAGTGGTAGCGGTCTTCGGTGAACACATCATCTGGCCCGAGTCCGTTTACGAACTCTTTGGTGGTCAACACGCTGTGCATGAAGCCAAATGCGTCCCACTTATCGTGAAGTAGAGTTCTTACGCAGGCTACCCTTGCGATGCTATCCAGCTCTGTGCAGAGACCGTTGTTAAGATACCTTTGACCGTTTTCGTAGTGATCGATTAGTACCTGGACGACGTCAACGGGTCGCTTAACGTTTGTCCGCATAGCCGTTCACGAGCCCTTCCAGTGACTGCACTTCGCGTGGATGCCTCCAGATCTCTTTGATGTTCTTGCAGGCCGGCGACTCATGGTATCGCGACGGGTTCTCACGCCACCCGATCGTTGCCCACGATTTGCCTCCGAACATGTTGTCGTAGGTCAGGACGTAGCGAGTTTCGTCGACGTAGAGACCTTTTTCGGTGATCAGCTTCGCAGTATCTTCGTCGATGGTGCTCACGACATTCCCTTGTTGGATGCTTGCTTGTTCATTCAGTTCTCCTTCAAAGCTCTGTGTTTAGCAGCTTGCTCTCGTAGCTGCCTACACACATGGCCCATTTAGGGTGGGCCTACTAGGACTTGTGGGATGACCTGGGGTAGGAAGCATTTGGGAAGGTGCAGATTGGGTGGAATCATGCGGGGTGGTTCGGCCCACCTACATTACCCCACATCCCAATCTACACGCTTACACTTCTAGCATGCTCCCTTGTAAAGAGCTAACCTACGAAGGCTCCTCGTACTTCAGAGGCCCGTAGTGTTGGATGCCGTACTCGGTGGACACCTGTTGAACCGCCAGGAGGTTGGCAGCTTTGAGGGCATCTGAGATGACCGAATACAGTTCGCCTCGTTGGTTGAGGGCATACCACAGGAGTTCCTTGGTCACGACCTCATAGCGAGTGATCTCGCCAACATGGTCAAAGTCTCCGTAGAACACTAACCAACGGTACAGGTGCTGCCACTCGACGATGCGCCCTGCCACTTGGGACTTCGGCAAGACCCATGTCGTGGTGATCACGAAGATGGCATCATTTGCACTCATCGAGCACGCTCCAGCAGCATGGGCGGTGCTGCGTCGTGCCAGCAGAAGGCCCATTCGGAGAGCATCGCGCTGCGGGTGATCTTGGTACCGCTCTTGGGGTTGCCCGGCTCGGTGCGGAACCAGATCAGGCTTCCCGTGGTGGGAGAGGTCATCAGACCGTACTCCACATCGCCGATCGCCACTCGGTCTCCGCAGAACACGATGGATGCCAGATAGGCTGCGAATTGGCGATAGCCATCCACATCCATGCCAATCTGGGCCTCCCACTGAGAGGTGTCAGATGACAGCATGAGGCCGTTCTCGATGGCCAGTTCTCGGAGCCGATCCAGGCTCAGGTCTTGGAAGTTGATCATGCAGTCTCCTAGAGGTTGCTCTCGATGAGCGCCTTCGTCTTGGCGTCCATCAGGTCACAGGGCACGACCCAGGTGGGGCCACCGGCGTTGTTGTTGATCACAACGAGTTCGTAGAACTTGCTCGACGAGGGATGCACCCTGAAGATGTCGAAGCGGTGCTGCTGCTCGGTCATCAGCTTGTCGAGGTCGCTCTTGCGGAGCACTCGGTAGATGGGGCCTCCCAGGCGGGACAGGAACGATGCCTCTTCGTCGAGGAGACGCAGGTAGTGCGCCACGACTTCGGGAGCATCACGGAAGAGGGCTTGGATGGTGCCCTTGCCAAACGAACGAAGCATGTTGATCTCCTACTTGAGGTTGGCCTTGGTCTCCAGCTTGAACGAGCCATCCAGCTTCGCGTTGCGCAGAGCGGGAGGCGCCTTCGAGAGGAGCATCTGAGTGGCGCCGATGATGTCCTCCTTGAAGAGGCGCAGATCGCCGGCGTCACCGTTGAGGTAGATGGAGTGCAGCCCCTTCTTGTTGGGGCCGGTCACCTTGACCTCGACGGCGGGGTGGACCTTGTTGAAGGCCTCGACGTATTCGGACTTGTAGTTCATGTGGCTCTCCTTCAGTTGGCAGGTGCGTTGAGCAACTCGATGGCGCTCTTCTGCAGGTTGGGAATGACACGCTCCGCGATCCTGTACTCATGCGTGTCGAAGATCACCCAGCTGCCGTTGGCCCAGCGGACCTCGTAGCGGGGAGCGGGAGCGCGGCCCTTGGAGGCGTTCGCGCGATGTGCCTTCTGGAGATTGTGGCTCATAATGAGCTCCTGGTTTAGTGCCACGACGACACCGGATAAGGCTAGTTGCCCTATCCGCTGGCCTCCTTAGGCTCGCTTGACCTTGATGATCACGGGAATGAGCTTGCTATTGAAAGCTCGCCCATCCACGTACGCATGTCCCACAGCCCCGGTCCAGACTCGGAGGGGCCGATGCAGGGTTGCCATCAGGCTTCGATCGCGTAGAACCAGCGATCCGGGGTGAAGCCACCGGCAGCGACGAACTGCACGGGCTTCTTGGCCTTGCCCGCCTTCTGGATGTTGGCCCACAGAGCGCGGCCATGCTCCAGGGACGGCAGACGGTCCAGGCGGCAGGTGCGCATCTTGCCATCGGCGCAGTACACGTTGATGGTGTTGGTGGCCTCGTCGAAGCGAGCGTCCATCATCAGCACCGGTTCGCTCTTGCGGTCGGCACCCTTCCGCGAGGTCACGAAGTTGGGGGCCAGCGCCTTGACGACGGACGACGAGAACGTGAGAGACTTGGTTGCCATTGCGATAGTCCTTTCTAGACTAGGTGTGAGGGCCGGGATGGCCACATGGAAGCACACCGGAATGGGCTGGTTGCCCACTCCGCTACGCTCCTTACCCTTCGATCATCATGATGTCACGGTTGTTGCCGATGTTCAAGAACGCCTCGGCATCGGCACGGTGAGCGAAGGCTGCCACGACGCGGGCAGTGGTGAAGTTGCGAACGATGATCATGAGATGCCTCCTTAGGCGTGGTTGGGGGAAGAGGAGTCGGCGGCCATCGCGATGTACACGTCATCGTTCGGGCGACCTTCGAAGAACCGGCGACGGGGGTCGGCGGCCGTGGCGACCAGCACGTAGAACTCGATCAAGTCCTTGGCCTCCTTCAGACCGAGACCCGTGAAGGTGCGGGTGATCTTGATGGCCGCAACCTTGTTCTTGACGTGCTGCAGCAGGGCATCGATCGCAGCCAGCGTGACGGTCGTGCCGTCGATCGTGACGGTGTGGTTGTAGTAGCTCTCACCGAGAGTGATGCGGGTACCGGGTCGGAACATCTCTGTTCTCCTTTGAAGAGGCAAGACGCCTCGTGATGGGCACATGATGCCCATACCGAGTAGCCCTAGTACAGTCGCTTCGTGTCGATGCGGTACGTCACGTCGTTGCCGTCGTCGGAAGCCCGCTCGAACCCCAACACGATGTTCGCCTCTTCGAGGGTCGAGAACAGGCCGACTTCCTCCTCGTTGTAGTCCTCGGGGCAGCCGTTGTCGTAGACGCTCACGACAGCGTACACGAGGGTCGGGTGCCGCTTGTTGAGCTTGTCGTTGACGTCCTGATAGGTGATCAGGCCACGGATGGAGAGCGACGCGGTGGCGCGCAAGACCTCACGGTCCTCGAAGAACTGGGCAGTAGACACAACACCTCCTTGAAGGAAACCCCGTGAACGACGAGGCAGCATGAACCCGAGGGGGCTCGAAACAGCGAAGGGCGAACCCCAACACCGAATCCGTACCCAAACGGACACACAGAGAGGCCCTCCCAGAATTTCTACCAGAAAGGATACCTCCCGCCTCAACTAACATGGTCCATGCTTGGTGGTATTATCGTTAATCAAAGATCAACAAACATTGTTGGACTCCCGTCACACTCTCTGTGTTAAAGCGCACGCAGTAAGCGGTGATGCCACTGACTCCGCACCACAAACAGGGATTGACGCATATTTAGCGCCGATTGTCGCTTTATTTGCATCGAAATTCTAGCCGGAACCTACAGGCGAAGCCCTCCCTGGGTGAGCTTTTAGGTGGAATCATGTAGAGTGAGCCACCAAAGAAGACTATGCCGAGATTTTGACACAGAAACCCATGACGGAGGACTAAATGACCACCAAAAAGGTTACCAGCAACGCGGAAAGACTGAAAATCCTGAAGTTGCTGAAGAAGAAAGAGCAAGAAGAAGTCTACAAGACTAACTTTGCCCTCTTCGCGGAAGAACGCATTCGAATCCTGCCTAAAGACAGTGCGCAAGGCTACATTCCCATGAGGTTGAATGCCGCGCAGAAGCTAATCAACGATAAGATCGAGAAGCAACTAGCAGAAACTGGACGAGTTAGGGCTATCATCCTGAAAGCTCGACAGCAGGGCATCTCCACCTACACGACTAGCCGTGTTTTCTGGAAATGCTACTTCAACGGGCTGCAGAAGTCAGTAGTCATGGCGCATGATGGCGCTACCTCTGACGCCTTGTTCACCATGTCTCGCGCCGCGATTAACAACATGGATGAGGATTGGCGCCCAACGATCAAGAAGAGCAACGCCAAGGAAATCCAGTTCGAGCACAACGAATCGGGATACCGGCTCTTCACTGCAGGTAGCCCGGAAGCTGGGCGAGGAATGACGCCCACTGTGGCGCACCTATCCGAAGTAGCTTTCTGGCAGCATGACAGTAAGATCCTCGCCGGCCTCTTCCAGGGCATCTCCCAGGCTGATGGCACGGAAGTGATCCTCGAATCGACCGCCAATGGCGTGGGCAATGAGTTCCACCGCCTCTGGGAAGGAGCCGTGAAGGGTGAAAACGAGTACATCGCCATCTTCATCCCGTGGTTCCTGACGCCGGAATATACGCGGGAGTCTCCTGCCACCTTCGAGAAGACGCCGGAGGAAATCACCTACGCGTTCAAGATCTACGAGAAGCACTCCTACATCATCACCAACGACCAGCTTTACTGGCGCCGCCTGAAGATCGCGGAAGGTGGTGAGGACAAGTTCAAGCAGGAATACCCGGCGCATGCGGAGGAAGCCTTCCTAGTGAGCGGCTCCAACGTGTTTGACCTGGAGAAGCTGAACGCGCTGATACCTCAACCTGTGAAGTTCCGCCAAGAGTTCAACTTTGAGAAGATGCAATGGGAAGATGACCGGGCTGGTAGCCTGAAGATCTTCCTGCCGCCCACCTCAAACGGCCTCTACGTGCTGGCAGCTGATGTGAGCCTCGGAGTTGGGAAGGACCACAGCGCGGCGGTAGTAATGAACCCGAAGCGACAAATCTGCGCAGTCTACCGAAACAACCTAGTAGACCCCTCCAAGTATGGCGACCTGCTGTTCTACCTTGCAAGGTACTACAACAACGCGCTAATCGGGGTGGAGTCTAACAGCATGGGAATTGCCACGCTGAACAGGCTCATCCAGATGGACTGCCAGAACATCTACTACCAGACAAAGGCAGCAAATGTGCAGATGGAAGAAGGACTCAAGGCCGGTTGGAGAACCACTCACACCTCAAAGCCCGCCATCATTGGGTACCTCAAGAATGCTATCGAGAATGAGGAGATTTGGATTCCGGACCCGGTGATCATCTCCGAGCTAATGACCTACGTGCAAGATGAGACTGGCAAGACGAACGCTCAGCCGGGATCTAATGACGATACTGTAATGGCAACCGCTATCAGTCTCGAAATGCTGCGCACCCACGGAGACAAGCTCACGAACACCAAGATCGGCTTCCGCGAGAAGAACCTCGCCTGGAAGCAGGAAAACACCGTTTGGCTTTAATAGAGAGGACCAAGAAACATGGGATACCAACAAATCGCTGATGACGTCCGCGTCGCAGTTCCCCGCAAAACTTCCCCCACGGAAGTGAAAGTTTCGATCGCAGGCTACCGCCAGCTTTCCGAAGCAGAGCAGGATCTGATCAACCGCGCCAAGAGCCTCGGCCAGGACGTTGCCAACTTCGTCACTGAAGTGCGCAACTTCACGGAGAACCACCCGCAAGAACACGATGGCGTGACCCGCCTCAACCCGGCCCGCTGGGCTGCTCTCGCAGACACGGACTTCCAAGTCGGCTTCATGAAGCTGATCCGTGCAATCGCACGACCCACCACCTATTGAGGACTGACATGCTGCAACCTCGCACTGAAAAGCTCCTGCAGGTCACGTTGATCGTGCATCTCGCAGGCGTCGTCCTGACGGCCCTCGCGTGGATTGGCAGCATCCTCTACGCAGTTCTCTAGGAGGCGACATGCACTTCATGGATCCGAAGACGACGCAGGGCATCAAGGATGTCCTGAGTCCCAAGACCGTTGCCAAGTTCAAGGCGACCCAACCAACAAAGTACACCCCGGCTGCCAAGGTACTCCCCGTCCGTGGCATCTCGGAGCAAGACAAGGCGAAGCCGAAAGGCATCTCCAAAGCGGACAAGACCATCCCGCTCAAGAAACTGAGCGATGGACGGTAAGGAAAAGCAGGCCTAGTCCTCCTGCTGGCCGCAAGGCCGAGGGGCTTAGGGAGATGCGCCCCTATGGGAGAAGCATCAACATTGGCTCGCCCCTCCGGGCGGGCCTCTCAACTAACACTATAACAGTAAGGGCAGCCTGAGCTAGGCACCGCTGTGAAAGGAACAAACAATGACCGAAGACCGCATCGACCTGAGCAACAGGTCTGACGAGCGTGCCAATGAGAAGCCGCGTCCTCCGGATGGCTACAAGGAGCCCGTTGACGACGAGAAGCTGATCTCAATGATTCAGGATGGCATCACGAACTCCGTGGGCGACTTCCTGAACTCCGCCAACCTTGCTACTGAGCGGCAGAAGAGCACTCTAGAGTATGGAATGCTGGCGGTGGGGCACCTCGTGCCGCAGGGCGTGAGCCAGATTGTAAGTTCCGACACGGTGGAGGCCATTGAAGGCTACACGGCAATCCTTGCTGAGCTACTTCTCAACAACAACAAGATCGCGAAGTTCCGACCCACGCATCACAAGCCGACGGCCATCCATCAAGCGGTGGTAGCGTCTGACGTGGTCAACTACGTGGTCTTCCGGCAGAACGACGGCTGGACTAAGCTGAACACTTGGCTTAAGTCCGCCCTGATGTGGAAGAACTCCATCATTCGCTGGGGCTTTGTTGAAGACCATGAATACCGCTTCCGCGAGTTTGATAGCATCACGCAGATCGAGCTTGACCTGGAGCTTGCGAAGGACAATGTGGAGGCAATCGGTGAGCTCTACTACGAGCCCACGCTGCTGTCGCCCGACGCTACGGAGTACACGAACGTCTACAAGGATGTTCGACTTCGCGAGAAAGTCTCTCGCAATCGGATTGCCATCAACACGGTACCGCCCGAGAACTTCCGCATCACGCGGGACGCGACCTCCATTGACGATGCCTCCTTCATTGGGGTCTCTTACGAGATGACCCGATCGGAGATCCGCACGTACTGGCCAGATCGCGCTGAGTACATCGATTGGGAGAAGATCGGAGACGGCGCCCTCAGCTGGTCCACGAAGTACACGGAAGAGTCTGCTACCCGGAAGATGCTGACTGGCCAAGAGTACTGGATGAGCAGCCACTCGCGGGAGGTCTTCGCGTCAGAGGCCAACACACCAATCACTGTGGTGGAGTCGTGGTTCCGATGCGATCGAGACGGAGACGGCATCGCGGAGCTTAAGCGGTTCATTACGGCAGGAGATGTCATTCTGCTGGAGGAAGACTGCGACTTTGTGCCGATGGCTAGCCTCTGCCCGTTCGAGATTCCCCACGAGTTTCTGGGCCTTAGCGTGGCTGACATCGCTAGGCCGAGTACCCTCGCCTCCACGGCAATTCTCCGTGGCTTCGTTGAGAACGTCTACCTGACGAACTACTCGCCAAAGCTGGCTGATCCTAACGTGGTTGACTTCAGCGCTCTTCAGAATATGAAGCCTAAGCAGCTGATCCCCACCAATGGTAATCCCAACAACGCGGTAGCTGCTCTCAGCCCGGACACCATCAGCACTGGTACTGTACCGCTGCTGCAGGTGCTCCAGACGAACAAGGAGCAGGCGCACGGTCTGTCGAAGGCTGCGCAGGGTCTGAACGATACGCTCTACGTTAGCGGTAACAGCGAGGAAAAGCTCAACCGAGTTATGAGCGCAGCGCAGGTTCGCCTGCAGTATGTTGCTCGTCGGCTAGTGGAGACTGGCTTCAAGAGGCTGGTGGAAGGTATCTACCGGACCATTCGGAAGCACATGGGCGGCTCCGTAATGCAGTACTACGACCACAACGACTTCCTTCAGTCTGTGGATCCCGCTGACCTTCCCGAGGAAATGAACTTCTACGTGAATGCCGATGTTGGTGACCACTCCAACTCGAACATCATGAAGAAGATGAACATGATCGGGGAGAAGATCCTGCCCGCTCTGAAGCAGGCTGGTGCTGGCGGTGCAATCAATCCAGAGGCTGCGGTCCGCATTGCCTGCACGGCAATTGAGGCGCTTGACGTTGACCCGATGGACTACCTCGTGGATTACACCGATCCCAAGTTCAAGGAGCAGGCAGCGTCCTCTCGCAAGGCCGAACTGGAGGCTGCGGAAAAAGGTCGAAAGCTAGACGAGCAGCTCAAGCAGTTGGACATTTCCACGCGGCAAGCTAACCTTGCGCTGACCAACGTGCAGACTAAGAATGCCATGCAGGATAACGCTCGGCAGCTGCTTGTGGCAGTCATCAAGGAGAAGCAGGAATGGGCTAAGATTATCGTGTCTGCCGCTAAGGAAGGCATCGATCCGAGCACGCTCCCGCCAGAGCCCGATGTGATGGCCATCCTTAAGCAGATCATGACGGTCGTGAACACTGATGCGTCCACTCCAATCTCAACGCCGCCGATTCAGGAAAGCCCTGGTCCGGCAGCCGGCATGATGAACCCGACCTCGGAAGTCGATTCCCAAGGTCAGTAGCCGGTACCTAACAGACAGAACCTGCCTCGTGCCCATACGAGGTAGGCTCTAACCTACTCCGGTCTAGCTCAGTTGGTAGAGCAGCGGATTGTTAATCCGTTGGTCCCTGGTTCGAGCCCAGGGTCCGGAGCCACTAAGGAGGACGAAGGACATGACGAGCGACAGCCTGAAAAAAGTTGTGCGCGATAGGTACACGCCCACCATGCGCCCTGAGCTTGAGGCTCAAAGTGCGCAGGAGGCAATCGTCCGAGGCACGTTCTCGGATCAAGTGAAAGAACAATTCTTTGACCAAGCATTTGGGGAAGTCCTAGCGGACCTCTTCATGGCGTGGTTGAAGACAGAAGCGCATTGCGTTAAGGAGCGAGAGTTCCTCTACTCAACTGCTATGGCGCTTGGCTCTGTAAAGGGCAAGCTAATTGACTTCTCCAACCTCGGCAAGAATACCCAATTCATGCAGGAGCAGGGGAAAGCCCTTCCAGTTTTGAAGGGGCAAAACCAAGAAGGGACTGAAAATGCTGACGATGGAACAGATCAATGAAGCGATTGAGGCTATGGAGGATGCTGTAGCCTACAACGTGAAGTCCGTGCTGTCCGCTAAGAATAGCGGCCCCAACGGAATCCATCGAGTAGCACCACAGGCGCAGTCGCTCAGCGCTGCACTGCTGGCCCTTCACGCTCTTAAGAACATGCGATCTGAGCGGGAAACCGTGGTGGCGCCCCAGGCCGAGCCTGTGGTAGAGCCCCTGGCAGAACCCCTGCCCACTGCCGCGCATGTAGAGACCAAGAACTTCGGCCGTCAACGCCGTTAACCCATACAGAGGACTAGACAATGACTGTTCAAAATACCACTGGTGCTGTGGAATCGACGCCCGCGAGCGAAATCTCGTCGAGTAACTTTGATTCCTACAGTGCTGGAGAGGCGGCGCTGCCCTCCTTGGATGCCATTCTCCGTCAGAGCCCCGTGCTTCGGGCTGCTGCTGAACGTGCAGAATCGCTACCCACCGATCAGGAAGAGGAGCAAGGCGACACGACTCAGGAAGACGCATCGGAAGATCCCGATGCCGATGCAGCTTCCGAAGAAACCGTAGATGAGGAAGTCGAGGAGCAAACCAACGAGGAAGAGGAGCAAGGTGATGACGAGCAGTCTACCACCGAGCCGGCTCACTTCGAAGAGGAGCAAATCGACTGGACCGCTACCATTCCCGTCAAGATTGATGGCAAGGTAGTGAAGGTCTCCCTGGCAGATCTCCGAAAGGGCTACGCCACGGATCAGCATCTATCGCAGAAGGGTCGAGAGATTGGCGACTTGAAGAAGGCTGCAGAAGCCGAGCGCCAAAC